TTAATACTAGGGCCATCTGGATGATTTAACTCACCTACTGCGCGGCCTGTTCTAACTTGTTCATTTACATATCTATCTACTGCTTGCGTAAGAACTTCCCGTGAATAAACACGTCCGTTTCTATTTTTGCCTTCCGCCTGCATAAAAATTCCTTCGATATAGACATCCTTCTTGCCGTTCTTTCCTTCGACAATGCTATATCCTAAATTGCTTTCTCTATATTCTGTTATTAGTTTCATAGAGGATCTCCCAGTGTATTAAATTCAAACTCCCCTAGATCTGCAGTTGCATGAAGAACCTCAAATTGGATTTTATAATCTAGCGAAATCCATAATTTTTCCTTGTTAATGCCACTATCACCAGAGAATATAGTAATACCTTTAATCAAACCTTTTGGTTTCATTCCCTTAGAAGCTAATTGAGTGCTCTTTACTAATATCCTACCTAAAGCATCAGTTCCTACTGTTAGCTTAGCGTCCATGCCAATTTGTTTCTTAACAGCATGATTAAGTTCTATGGCAACTACATACAAATCAAAATCTTTGATTGTTAGTTTAGCTTTCTTTGCTTCTAATATAGATTTGCATTCATCGATTAAATTCATTTTAATACCTTCCTTAATTACCAAATGGCTTATTATCTAATAGGTTTAGAATACCTTTTTTCCTAGCATGCTCACCACCAAAGTTACCAACCACGACTTGATAGTACATTTCTTTCATTTGCTTATCTAATTTCTTTTGATAAGGACCATTATCTGCTGTAAACCTAATTTGTGACCATGCCATTCTCAGGTCCATGATTGCTTTAAAAACTTTCTTTTCATCCCATTTCTCGTTAAGATCTTGGGCTTCTCTGATATCTTGTAAGTTTTTCATTAAACTATTTTGGACGCCTTAGTAGCAGTCTTCCATATTGCATCAAGGGATTTTTCCATTGATATAATCTGATCATGTATATCCTTATCCTCATCAGCCTTGGCTAAGTCATCGATATCTTTTCTCATGTCTACTACACTTTTAGCTAACTTATTAAAAGCTTTGTTTAATTTTACTTTACTTCTATCAATTTTAATACCGGTAGAATACATTGCTTCATCCACTGGTCTAATATCTTTAAATTTTTTCATAAGTCCATTGCCTTAATAAATTCTTTTAGTGCTTTCTCAGCTTCCTTAACAGATTTGAATTTATCTAATCTGTCTCCATCTATATACAAGTTAAACTTTGAAGTAATAACGGCAGTCATTTTTTTCTTTTTGCCGAGTCTTTTAATTTCCTTTTCAACCGTCTCGCCCTTTGGCAATGCTAGTTTCTTTTCAATTATGGTATTAAAAGATTCTTTAAATGTCTGGATCATTTACGGGTTCCTCTGGTATGGGTTCTTTAGCTCCATACATATCAGAAGCGATTTCCCTTTTTTTAGCATCCAATGCGTTATTCATTTTATCAGCCATAATACTATTAAAAGAATTATTGCTATCTTGCGCGTCTCCGCTTTTAATGTTACTAATTAAGTCTTGTATATTCATGTTTGTATAATATATTTATAAAAAAATAGAATTCTATATAGTTGATTTCATAAGATCAGGATTAAAGTCGTCATCTTTAACAGGATCTTTCTTATTATCTTTCTGGATTTGTTTAATATCATCATCAGTAAGATTGAGGATATTTCTACGTACCCAGTCTTTGCTATAGAACACTCCAATGTATTCGTCCATCATTTGCAGAGTTTCTATTCTTTCTTTAAGGATCTCTGCATCCTTAAGTTCAGCATAATAATTATCTCTAGAATAATCTATTGTAATATCATCCTTAATAGACTTCCAGTCCGAAGGAACAATAATTTTCTTAAGTATCAATTGACGCTTAAGAGTTTCATAGAATAATGTAGAAAATTTATTTCTGACTCTATCAATAAACTTCTGAAACTTTAACTCGTCACGAGTAATTTCAGATGATCTACCAACATTAAATGTATCATCATCTTGTAATCTAGATGAAGGTACGTTTAGTGCTTTATATAATTTGTTTTGGAAGTATACAATATCTTCGATTTCACCTAGGTTTTGACCACCTGGTAATGTATCGATTTCAGTACCTCTGCCACCTTCTCTACGAGGTAGCCAGAAGTCTTCCATAATACTCTTGTGATCTTTCTGATCTTTAATCGCGCCTGTTGTTGGATCATAAACAATCTTATTACGATACTTATTCATCGTGTTGTTTAGATATTCTTCGGCCTTGCCCCTTGGTAAGTTACCAACATCGATATAGAATATACGACGTTCTGGTGCCCTTGCGATTCTATAGATTACCAATGAATCTTCCATCATTGACAATTGATTTAAAGGCTTAAGGGCTTTTTGTAAATAGCCAATTACTTTATCACGGGTATCGTTTAATAAGCCAGAGTTAACTTGAATGATAGCATCTAATGATATCTTAAGGCCATCGCCTGACGCGTTCATCTGATCATCTTGGAATAGATAATACTCATCTAATACTTGGATTAGTTCAACACCAGTCTTAGGATCTTTCCTTTTCTCTACCTCTTTAATCTTTCTGATCTTAGTAGGATCGATTTGCTTCAGTTCTAATATACCACCTTCTGAAGCACTCGGATTAATAATTACATGGAAGAATAATCTACCATCAATATACCATCGCTTAAACATATCATAACCATTTTCTTTAAAGTTTAAAAGATTAATAACCTTATCATACTCTTCTAGAATAAGTTTTTTAATGTTATCCGGCTGGTCTAAGTCATCTAAGTTTAGCTTAGTTATAATTCCATCTTCTTCTGTAATGGCTTCATTACAGATATCTTCAATGGCCGCATCGATTTCTGGATAATGAGATATGTTTCTATATTTTGCTATCAGGTCTTTATCATTTTCAAACTGATCGCCGTTGATATCTAAGTACTGACCGAAGTACCCGCCTGATGGCGAGATCTCATACGATCCGTCTAAATTATCACTTACAAATGATAATTGTTTTTTCTTATCTTCGATCTTCTTTTTCTTAAAAGTGAACCCGAAAAATGTATTGTTTTTTTCTGCCATATTTTTTAATGAGTAATTACTCTTTTATAAGATTTATAACTTTATTTATAAGCCTTATAAAAGAGCATCCCGAAGGATACCCTTTTGTTTTATGATTTAAGTTGTTGTGTCACTTTCCCAATACTGTACTTGTAGTTCAACCGTAAACTCTTCGATTGCATTCTCAGTATCATATGATACCTCGATAGCACCGATGTTAGTCGGGAATGTACTACGGATATTGTATGTCTTCAACTCAGTGCCGTCTTTATCTAACTGTGAAACAATCATATCTGCCATGTAGTCAGATGGATTTGTTAAACCAGTATTAGCATTGTGTTGGTTAATACCATTCATCCATACTTCGAATGAATTTCTAATATCAAAACCAGTATCATTGATAACTGTAATAGTCCAAGGTTCAAACGTTCTATCACCAGCTACTTGTAATTGTCTGCCACGGAATGGTACCATGATCGGGGCAATTACTGAGGCCGGTAATGAAGCAGCTTTAACCATGAAAGCAGCAAGTTCTACATCTCCAGTAACATATGAAGGGAAACCCAAGGTTGCCTTAAATAGGTTAGGACGAGCACCGCCACCAGTTAGTTTTGCTTTAAAATCATCTACTCCTAAAATAGCCATGATTAGTTACCTCCAGCAATTTCACTAAACTCAACACCAGTTCGAGTGGCAATAAAGTTTAATGTAATAAAGTTAATAGAGCGTGATGGCTTGATGTAAATATCAGCAACGAATCGATTAGTATCGATAATATTACCGGTATTATTTGTTTCATCACAAACTACTTTAAAGTCTGTGACACCACGTCTTCCCTTAATGTCACGTAAGAAAGGCTCTACCATGTTTCTAAATTGTGCTCTAGTGAATTCATCGTTGAATTCGAATAAAGAAGCTTTAGAAGCTTGGGAGATTGCCTTCTCCAAAGTGATAAACAATCTACGAACGTTGATTCTGTCAAATGCAGAAGCTTTAGTTTGTAGAGTTTTATCACCCCATAACATTGTACCTTGACCAGGAAAAGCTACGATAGGATTAATACCTTGCTTATATAGGTCATCTCTGTCTGCCTGTATTGGATTGAATGCTAGCTTAGTAACATTTAATACATTACCTCTTGTCATACCTGCAGGTGAGAACCATGCATCAGCTACCATATCCGCGTTAGCAGATAGACCAGCCATAGAACCTGAAGCAGGAATCCATCTGTATTGATCTTTATATTTATCATAAACATATAAAGCACCTGAATCTGCAAATGCATATGAAGATGAAGTTAATCCAGATCTCCATGTTTTAACACTTGCTGCGGGAGATGAATTACCTACCGTAGCCGATATCGGCGGTGAAACAAATGCTACACAATCTTTCCTTGTTTGAGCAATGCTAATAACGTGATTAGCAATTGTTGTTGCATCAGCTGCAACCATAGGATTTGGATTCATTATTAATGAGATCTCTACCGTTTCTGGATCAGCAAACATATCAAATGCTAATTGAGATTCTCCAACTGTTAGTTGGTTATCATTAACCGCTCCGTCTAAGTCTGCTTGGAAGATGCCCGTACCAGATACTACAGTGAATGTAGTATTAGCTGCGGGATTTCCTGACTGTGGAAGGTCAGCAGGTTTAGCTCCAACTCTTAACCAACTAGAAGATCTATTGATCTTCAGTTTCCAAAAGTTAGTTGTTCCGTCTGATGCAACCGCATCTCCGGCTTGTGAAACATAATCATACGTTTCTAATACAGTCATTGCTGTGCCGGTAATACCGCCATCTGCATCATATACTACAACATGCATCTCGTCGTTACTACCGCCGAGTGATGATACATATGATGAAGTGCCTGGTGCACCGTTAAAATAACTTGCCCATGTCCAAGCAGCAAAGCCAGCGGTTGTACCACATACTGATATTGCTACTGAATCTCCAACTGTTCCAGCAAACTTAGCTACTGCCCAGTCTCCTGCTCCAAATGATTGATTACTAAAATCATCATCATTTTTAACTAAGATACCTGTACCAGATACCGTAGCATTCAATGCTGATGCCCCAACTGCCCTGACAACTCTTAACGTGTTGCCATAGCTTAAAAATTGAGCTGCTCCTAACACACTTAAAAAAGTGTTGTCATCGGGCTGCCCAAACGTTTCAACTAGTTGTGTCTCATCTCCTACAGTCACTATCTCGTCCGCTGGACCCCATTGGAATGAGCCAGCGATGGCTCCGATAGATGCTGAAGTAGCAGGGACTACATTAGTTAAATCGATTTCTTTTACCTGTACACCAGGTGAAACTAGAAATGCCATTTAATACTCCTGTCAAAATTTTATAAGATTAAACATAATAAGGTTTGTTTTCAATATAGTTATTTATAATTATTGACCTTTCCAGACCTTCCATCCATCGCCAAGAGGGTGTAGTTCCCCCATACCATCATCTCCCATTATTCCAACCGGAATTAGTTCAGCTTCGAATTGTTTAATTCTCTCAGCATATAACATATTCTTCATTGTTATATCTGTTGATTCTTCGAAGAAAGGTGTAGAAGTAAACCATCCAAACATAACAAGGTTCATCATTAAATCGTCATGAGAATTATGGTCTGCTTCATATGATGACCCCCTTGCAATAAACGTTGACATCTCTCTGATAGTTTCTTCATCGTTAATTGTCAATTTCTTCTGTTCCATAATATCTTTAATATTAGAACAACCAATACGCTTTATCTTTTTAGTCATTGTAACACCAATAGCATTAGCCTTAATCATTGACTCGACAAATACATTTTCATACTCTAGATCATAATACAATCCATTACAAACTAATTGGCCAGCATCATTACTTTCTACCACCACATAAGATTCATTATAATGAGTACCATATTTATAAATAACATCCGGAAATAATAGAGGGCTCATCATGTTATCTCTGAATGTTGCTACCTGATTAAATGGTTCTACTGATACATCTATAACATTAAACGTAGAGTAGTCCATACCTCTTCCCTTTGATACATCAACAAACATTAAATAGTTATGTCCTTCAATGGGATCTTGAAATATTTTAATATTATTTAAAATAGATACCGGCCGTTTAGCTTTAAGATTTAAAAGAGTATCTGCATTGATTAGGGTATTGCCTGTGCCATGAAATGAATTACCGAATTCCTGATCGAATTGTAATTCAGATGTATTGCTAATTGTTTGTGCTTTCCACTCATCATCTCTCCCAGGAACATCCCACCAATCAACTCTAAATGGTATAAATTCATTTGTTTTTTGAAGGGCGCCTTCATATAATCTATGGTATATATTACCAATGCCATTGGCTGTAGATGTAATAATAACCTTTGTTGTTTTACCTGCTGATACAACAGGATATGTAGATGTATAGAATTCAGTTGCATTCTCAACGAATGCGAACTCATCTAAGTATAGCAAGTTAATTGACATACCTCTAATGGATGAACCAGATGTTGCAGCTGCTATAATCCTTGAGTTGTTTGAGAATTCTATTGATCCTTTATTTAAAGCCTTGCATCCAGGCTGTAGAAAGAATGGTATGTTCTCTAGCATTAGAGTTACTCTGCCAATCATCTCCCTGGCAGTAGCTCCTTTGTTAGCTAGGATAGCTACCGTCTTTTCTGGTTTAAATAATGCATACCATAGTAGATATGCTACAGTAGATATAGACTTACCGGATTGTCTACATGCTAAGACTATTGAGAATCTATTATCATTGAAATGATCAAACATTTGCTTTTGATAATCATATAACATAAATGGAACTAATCCTTCATCCAAAGAAATAATTTTACAATAAGTTTGAGCAAAGTATACTGGGTTTTCTGAGCATTCTTTATATTCTAAGATCTTCTCTTTAGACCACTCAGTTACTTCATCAGCTCCCCTTACATTTGGATTTCCTAAATAGTTATTATTAATTTTCATTATTTTGTAATATGAATCTGACATGGCCATTTATACCACAGAGGTCATCGTTATTGCCAATGTGATCAAACATTTTAATCGTATATGGTGTTGAGTTTAGTATATTATTAATCTTTTCTAGACCATCTTCGTAATTGTATTTTAATAAAAATGACTCTTTATGCGGGCCCTGATGTTCTATCTCATACTTATATAATATTTTTAGATTAAATGTGAATAGAAAAGAATCATTAACTATGTCCATACACATATCTAATAGATCTGGTATATCATCAAAGGATCTATAGTGCAAACTATTAATTGCCATGGCACAATCAAATTTCTTTTTATATTTCTTAGTAAATTTGTAGTTGAATCTTTCTTCTGAGTCAGCACTCCCCCACTCCGTTGGCAACGGTTCAAATGTCATTATATTTGGAAACCATTTTGACCAAACATTTGACCCTGATCCTATATCTGCAACTAGGGTCGGATCATTTTCATATAATATATTAATATAGTATACTATATCTTTAAACATAACTCTGTTATCAAACCAAAGCCTGGGGGCTCTCATATTAATATCGCCATCAACTATGATATCATAGTGCTCAGCCATTCTATCGTATATCGGAATATGTATATTACTATTATAAGGTCTTATCTTCTGCATCTTCAATCACCAGTTCATCACGTAACATTTTCTGCAGATCTGTTGTTGACCCAATGAATACATTATTATTAGTAACTCCAGTGGATTCTAAGCCAGGAGGTCTGTTGTCAGTCTTCTCTACTTCTTTCTTTGTCTTATGGAGTTTTAGTATCTTCTCGCCAATCTCTGCATTCTGTTTGATTAGCTGACCAAGAACTTCGAATGCTCTTGGGTGTTCTGATTCCCTTGCTAGTTCCATCATTAGTTCGATGGCTTCATCGCCTTGATCTGTTAGATCATATAGGGATTTTCTTATATTTTTATAATCATTATCTAGATCATCACTCATGATATATTACCTATGGTTCGTTAAAAAAGTCTATAGTCTCCGTGTAAGGTGTTGTAGTTCCATCTATTTTCTGTACTTCAATTGGTTCAAGTGTATCACCGTCTATATACTTCACTCCAGTCTTTTCAATAATACTTCTTCTGTATAGACCCTTATAATATCTAATTCTTGTTTCAAAGTTCAAAGTATATACGATTGATCTTCTCTCGATCAAGTCACCTTCATATTCATCATTTAATGAGACTGCTGTTAGTATGATCGGAACGTCAGAAGTTAATTCCATCTCCGGAATATCTTTAATTGTTACTGTATATTCTGGTTGAAATATTGGAAGTATCTGTTCTAATATTTGTAGAGCTTCGTCCTGTGTCTTAGATAGAATGTTTAATTCAAAGTTAACTTTGTATACTGCAGGGGCACCTAAAGAATCTCTATTCTTAGGATCACCAGCTACTACATGAGCAAACTTCTTATGCTTGTTAAGCTTAGCAGCTCCGTCATATAACATATCAGTAATTTCAAATGAGATCCTAGGCAATTTAAGTGCCATCTTAGGATCTCTACTCTTCTCGGTTAACCTTGCTAGGAATTTCTGTCTCGGTCCATAAGCAAGAGGTACTTTAATTGTTTGGAGATGATCACCTGCAGCATTTCTCTTAATGACTTTAATATCATTAAATAGGGAACCGAAGACTGATACCATACGCCTTGTTGATTCGTTGTAAAAAGGATTCTCAAACATTATGTAGGATCTCCGAATGGATTAAATTCTGAGAAGTCTATGATATCATCAGCCTCTGATTGGAAGGCATCATTGTCACTAAAGACATCTCTGTTATAATTTGTTCTATCAACTATAGTTGTAGACTGAACATTATATGAAGTTCCACTCTCTGTGCCAATAACAACTTTTGTAGCATCAGGATCAATGTAGAACTTTCTAAACTTACTATCGGTAGTGTTATGAGATACAACTGTTAAGTTACCAGTGTCTAAACCTAGATCTTCCCAAGCAGCCACTTCACCTTCGATGTTAATAGGATTACCAGCATCATCATTAACTCCAGTCCATTGTGAAACTGTTTCTCCAATTCTATAATCACCCGTACCTGCATTCATTGAATAAGTGTATGATGTAGCATTCATGGTTTCTATATTATCAATAGCATCAATACCTGTATCAAATTCTTCATCATTGTATTCAAACAATTCACATTGCATTTTATATACTGGGAAGTCTTGCATCTGGAAGAATGGATCTTTTCTATCTACATAACGGATTTCAAATAGTCTATCAGTCATAGCTAGATATAATAGGTCACCTTCGGCTGGATAGAATGATGTGTCATTGCCAACAGCTTCTGTTAGATGTACCCCAATAGTCTGACGCCATCTCTTTTTAGATACAACGAATGTTGCCTGGTCTCTTATCTCTAAACCAAATTTAGTTAATAATGATCCATCGCCTTCAAAGCCATCGACATTCTCTATCCACATTTCAAGTGGATAGCCATCCTTGAATCTTGCAAAGGATTCATTTAGTATGTCGTCATGTGATATTTGTTCTCTAGGTATATAAACAACATCTTGTCCAAAGATCTTTAAAGACTCTATTACTAGATCTTCATAAAGAATCTGTTCGGATTTTACTTTCCCAGAAAAATATACAGAGGTAGCCATTCATTTATCCCATTAAGAAGTTATCAGGCATTTGCCAAGCAAGCTGCATCTCTTCTTCTAACTTTGTTAATTCCTCGACAGCGTCTTCAAACATCTGTCGTCCGTTCATTGTAATACCGCCAGGTAATGTGAAGCCATCGAACTTCATCATATTAGCTCCCCATTGTTTTTTGATCAGGGCTGCAACATATCTTTTTAAGAACATATCATTATATACATCCGTGTATGTATCTGGATCTATAGTTTCATAACATTCTAGTACTATATAATCACCTTCTGTCCAGCTTTCACTTGCAGCTACACAAGTAGCCTCAGTAGTATATGTTATATCAGAACAAACTGCCCCATTCAAACCTTCGAATCCATGATCAATATGAATTCTATTCATATGCCTATTGAATCTTAGTAGCTCAGTTGAATTCAATTGACCGTCAATCAATTCTAGGTTTTGCATACGTTGAGTATATGATTGTATCTGTGCATTCTGACCGCCTAATGCAAATACATCATTCAGTCTCATATGATATCCCATATCAAATAATGAATCGCCACCTTGTTGACCGTGTGCTAATAATTTAGTTACTGATATAATAGAATCCGGTAGGTCGATATAAGAATTGTCAAGGTCAGCCTTGGTTAATTGATGTTTATGGTATGTTCTAATAATTGCATCATCATGAAACATCTGGTAATATTCTAAAGCATCATCGACACGATCGTCCACTTGATCTTCATCTACATTGATCTCAATCACTGGAGCACCTAATGCTCTCATTGCATGGTCAATTAATTCTGCTCTGCTTGTTACCTTTGCCATAATAGTTCCTGTTGTATACTGTTATTTATAAGTTTGGCCTAATAGGTTCTCATATCTATCTTCATTACATTTTTAAATTCGTTGTCTACCGCATCGATAGTGCTAGCAGATAAAGTTATACCCATCAATTGCAACCTAGGATATATATCCTTTTTAAATGTAATACATTTTATTGTTAACATAAGACTAAAGAATCTAGCCATTAACTCATCTTCCATCTGGGCTTCACTATAACCACCTGCATCTATTATGGTTGAACCAATTCTATCTTCTGTTGCACTCTTAGCTTTTATTACATATGCATCATATGGCCCTGCTACCTTTGGATCATTGAACCAACTGTACCTACCCTTTTTACCATTCTGATCCGTCCCCTGGCTCTTCCAGTATCTAACTTCTAGATTCTTCATTATCTCCCAAGATGCATATTCTTGGTTGAGAGCAACAACCACGCCATCCAGTTGTACTTTCATATGATGAACTTCTGCATCGGTAAATAAACTACTATTACCCTTACCCCAAGAGGTTAGTCCAGTGCCTTCCATATGTAATGCATGACCAATTACTTCATGGGCAAATGTTTGGAATAGGTTTCTAGCCACTAGTGATAGAGCGACACCAGCTGATCCGTCATAGAGGGCTGTCATTAAACCACCCAACATCTTATTAATTCTCAGACCAGGGCTACCGCTAGAACTAGGTTTAACAAATTGAACTAGACTCATGTCTCCGCTATTAGTGTTCTCCTGAATATCCCTTTGATCAACCGAGTCTGAAGTAGTAGTGTTCTTAGATAATATCAGTCTCCATATTCCATTCATCTCACCAACTCTAGTTGCTGCATCATCAAGGAAACTTACTGTAAGACCTTTATGCAATGAGCCTTCAAACTTAAGCTCTTGCCCCTTGAGAGGGAAATTACTTGGATCTGGGTGACCTAGATATTTTTCAAACTGAGTCTTATCATCTTCATGATATACTAGGTCATATATTTTCATACTAACAATGACCTCATTCTTCGGCCAATTTCCTGGATCATTTACATCACCTTTCCCTGCATCCCATTCTTTTTGAGATAAATAACGGGATCCTCCATTTACAACATTAATAGCTCTCACGTCATATGGAGGTGCAGCAAAGCCCGAACTCTTAATCATTAGTTTTATGGGATCACCTTTACCAGCTGGATCTTTCAGGGTCATAACAGATCCATACATGTTAGGGCTTTTATGCTCTTGGCCTGTAGCAGGATCTATTGGTGCTGATACTAATAACCTAGTCCATAGAATAGGCTCATTGAAATTAAAGAAGGTATTCATGTACCCTATGTAGTCTAGTTTTCTAAGACCTTTCATATTTTGCAGGACTTGTAATATTTCAGCTGGATTACCATGCTGACGTATCTCCTTTCTATAGATATCAAACACCCAGTTCTTTAATCTGGATTCATCTACTTCGCCAAAGTAATAAGCATTACTACCTACATGATCTGCCTTAGGCTGAGAGCGTACTTTAAATACTACGTCGGTTTCATGTCCTATGTGATGGACCATCTTTTTGCCTATGACATTACTAAAAATACTTCTTATGCCACTGCTATCATGTTTGTTAGGGCCTTGTTGTAAGTATGGTATAACATCACCAGAGACATCACGAACATTATATAGACTCTGGCCTGCGCCAGTTCCCCCTAAGAAGTTATTAACATATGTACTGGTCCCAACTATATTAAAGTTATTATCTATCCAATCAATGATTGCTTCAATGGTAACATTATTGCCGGTGGTAGTACACTTCGATTGATTGTCCATCCCCGTACCTTGTATGCCGTGGGATGGCAACATGGTTGCGGTTATCTTATTACAGACTATTGTTTTATTAATATTAGCTATAACTGAGGCATGAACCTTGGATAGGTTGCCAGCAAGAAGATCACTATCGGCCTTCCCCTTATAGATCTTATCTTGATGATGGCCCCTTAGATATAGTAGCTTAGCTGCATCAGCATCTCCCTTATATAGATTAACCCAATCACAGTCCTTTCCGCTAACTAAGATATATGATATCAGTAGACAGCCAAATGCATCATCAGGATAACTATTAATAATATCAACATGATTCTTTTTGATATCATTAACATCCTTTAACATGTCATCTGCCCATTCAGGGTATACAAC